CAGACCAAGGCGGAGTACAAGGCGGCGGCGGAAGCCCCGCTCGCCTCGGCTTGGACGCCGGAGGATCGCGAGTTCATGACCGACTACCCGGAGGTGGTCGCGGTCTCCGCAGAGACGTGGCCGCAACTGTTCGACGACACCCTGGAGATCAGCGAGGAAGTCACCAAGTGGCTGCTGGCTCACGTCGGCCACCGCAAGTTCCACGTCCGCTGGTGCCAGCAACCGGGTGTCGGTGCTGTCATGCGGGACCTTGCGCCGTGGGACCTGAAGCACAATTGCGGCATCGATCGCGTGCTCCACATCGGGTTCAGAGACCCGTCGATGGCCGTGGCCTTCAGGATGCAGTTCGGCGGTGTGTTCCGAGGGTTGGTGGGCTGATGATCAGCCCCCGTCCCTGGGTCATCTGGGGAGACGGACGCGGATCAACTGACCGGCGTTCCCGATCGACCACCCATCAGGAACCGCACCCACGTGCGGGTCAGGTGCAGCGTGACGACTCCGAAGCGCCTCAGGCCCTTCCGTGTGAAGGACGTAGTGGCGCTCCAGCATGTCCAGCCGCTCAGCCTGTTCGGCCACCTGGGCTTCAAGCTCGGTGATGTACGTGGTGAGGGCTTCGAGTTCGTCGGGTGAGATGGTCATGGGACCATCCTTCGAACCATGGAGTTCGACCATAGCTCGTAGAACTCCACCTCGACGCCATGGAGTTCACTCAATAGGTCGTCGCATTCAGGGAAATCCGTGAAGTGCGCGTTCATCCATTCCTCGACATATTCACGCGATTTGCTGTCGATGCCCTCCAGTGCATCCATCAGCGGCTCATACGCGGTTGTGGCGAACGCAGCCGGGTCGGAGAGATCGTCGGACTCGCTCCTGAAGTTCACTGCATCCAGCATCAGGTATGCGGTCAGGTTAGTAACCACCTCGGATGGATTCGACACACGACCCTCTAGCACCTGATGAATCCAGTGCTGGCCAGCACCTAAAGGATACTCGATCTCATCATCGTCAGTTGGGTACTCTGGTGCATATTTCGTCGAGGGGGTAAAGCACCATCTCTCAAGCAATGGTTCGACTGATTCGTTGTACTCCATCCCAACACCGGATGCACAGAACCGCATCGCAAGGATGAAAGCATCACACAACTGCTGAAGGTCGGACATCACTCACCCCCACTACGGAGTTCAGCGAACCGATCCACAACCCGATCCCGCAACGTCGAGCCCTCAGCTTCCTTTCTCGACTGACCGATCAACTGACTCGGATCGTGGATCATCGCGTACACGGCGGAGCCGGGCTTCCTGAACGCACCACGAGCCCGTGTGGGCTTGAACTGATCGAGGTGCATCGTCGCCCCGTCCACGTACAGGATCGCCTCTACGGGCTGCTCAGGGCGCTTGGTGACCACCGCAAACTGTCCGATGCAGTATTGCTTCCCCGGAGGTGAGCCAACGTGTCCGATCCGGACAAGCTCGAACTCACCCGTCGCCATCATCTCGTCAGCCGCACCAGCCACATCGATGTACAAGGCAAGGTCAGAATCAGTCATCCCACCAACCGCGTGCTTGGCCTTCGCCCACTTGGTCACAACCTTCGGCTCCAACAACTGGAGCACACGCCACCAGTCGGCATCCGCCATGAGCGTGATCTTGTTCATCCGATTCCACGCATACACCTTCAGTGCGTAGTCGGACTGGCCACGTGTCGAATCCGCCTTCTTCCGGTTGTCGAAGAACTGAGCCTGAAGCACCGATACCTTGTCGAGTGGAAACATTCGTCCCCATAGAGGCGGCTTCTCCGCCTCCTTGATCTTCTTTCCCATAATCTAGTCCAACAGTTCGAGTGAGGTTTCTTATTAGCTCACCCGACTCGACTGGTTCAATTTGTTTGTGGTTCTCATTAGTAAAATGGAAGAGATAGAGTAACTAATATTAATTAATGAGAACCACGTGGTTCAACCAGCTAATAAGAACCGCTTACGCGCTTCGACAAATACAAGCTAATAAGAACCCTTCGGGCTCGATCAGCTAATAAGAACCTTCGGTCCTCGACAAGAACGAATACCGCGTCTCGCCGCCAACGGCCTCGACCCGGAAGTGAGAGAGAAACCATCATCCCGTCGAGTCGGAAAAAGAGTGGACGCGGGACCGTCGAGCCGAAACAGCAGGTGCATGGGGCGCGGTTGCAACCCACCAACCAATACAACCCAAGAGCACATTAAGATCAGGAGCGACCCCGACAGCCCTCTGAGCGGGTCGCGACCAATAAATACACCTTTAATCCAAAGGTGAATACCCGCGATGCCCAGACCAGCACCACCCGTGATCCTCGATCAGACCAACCCCAAGACCCACATGATCGTTGAGATCGTCGAAGCTCCAGCGATCTACGCGATCCTGTACGATGGCCAGCCGATCAACCTCAGGACCAGACACAGCCTGATCGAGTACCCAGGACCGAAGTACGCACGGGTGTCGTTCTCGAACCCCGGCCACGCCCACAACACGTGCGAGCGACTGAACGAACAATTCCGTACCGACCTGTTCAAGGTCCACGTCATGACCATGGGTGAGGTGGTGGTGGAGACACACGCGCAACGGCTGAGGTCGAAGCGCAAGGTGGATTCAACAACGGTGGAAACGTGACATTCCACTGAATCACACAGGCACAACACTCCCACGATACCCCACGATGAGTGGACGGCGCGACCACGATGGGGTGACGGTCAGGAGACCGTGTGGGTATCGTGCGAGCATTCTTTAATTAAAATCAAAGTCCCCGACATTTCATCAAAAATTAGTTGAGGACGCGGCTGACCTGGGTCGCGGACCACTCACCACCACGAGGCGTGGCGATCCCACGAGCGTTGAGTTCGGCCGCGATGCCCTTGAGCGTGGTGATACCGGCTGACTGGATGGACTCGATCGACCGCATGACCTTGGCCTTGCCATCGTTCGCAGTGGCCTGACGCTTGGCCAGGGAGGACGCACGAGCGCCTTCGAGATTAGTCCCACCCAACTTCACACCACGGGCCTTCAATGCCGCCAGTGCCTCTCTGGTGCGAACAGAGATGCGTTCACGCTCGAACTCAGCGAACAGGCCAGTCATCTGGAGCGTGGTCTTGTTCGCATGGGGGTTGTCACACGCGACGAACTCCGGCGCCTTGCCCTTCACGCCCTTCAGGAACGTGGCGATGTAGGCCAGATCACGTGAGAGTCGGTCGAGCTTGGCACAAATGAGGATCGCCTTGTGCTTCGAGGCGGCATCACGGGCCTTGGCAAGCTCAGGACGCTCATCGTCCGAGCCAGACGCGACCTCGACGAACTCACCCACGTACACGCCACCCTGGGCCTTCACGTACGCGTCGATGGTGGACTGCTGAGCTTCGAGGCCCAGGCCCGACACACCCTGATCTTCCGTGCTCACCCGCCGATAGGAAACGAATCTCAGGGACATGTGCTCAACTCCGTGCTTGAACACATTTGTAGACGACCGTGTACAAATGTCAACGCGCCATCAGCCTAATGTCCGGGATATGTCGCCCACGATTTGGATACGATTCATTAAGCACGTTGGTACGAACACGTGTGAATCACACGAGGTCGAGGTTGACATTGATCGACCTATGATCACGCGGGCACGCATGCCCGTTCGATTTCGGCCGAATGTCAATGAGCCTCTCCTGCCACCTGAAGTTGAGGGGGAGACCACCCAGGGGGACTTCAAGTTGCGGTACCTGAAAGTGCGAAAAGCCTGCGAAAAAACGGAGGTCAGTCTGAAAAACGGCCCCGGTCAGGGTCCTCCTGGCCAAATTCGCACCCAGGCGGTACCTCCCACCGTCCTCAAAACCACCCCCGCCAAATTGTCGCGAATATTGCACCCCTACAGGGGCCTTTGTTAAAATGGGTTTTCATTGAGGAAAACCATTTTGACCAGAAAGTATACTCAGCACAATTGTACGAATCATCCGCTCTTCAACACTTGGAAGAAGATGATCCATCGGTGCTACCACTCGTATCACCACAAATTCCCGATCTACGGTGGTCGAGGAATCCGGGTCTGTGACGCATGGCGGGCGGATATCCGGAATTTCCTCGCGGACCTTCCCGAACGACCCTCTCCGAGGCACACGATCGACCGGATCGACCCAGATGGCCACTACGAGCCGGGGAACGTGAAGTGGAGCACCGCCCAGGAACAGGCCCGCAACCGCCGTGACAACCGCCGTGAGACGATCGACGGGGTTGAGAAGCTGGTGATCGAGTGGGCTGAAGAGTTCGACGTGTCGCCTTCGGCCGTGGTCCACCGTCTCAACAGGGGCTGGAACATCATGGCGGCCCTGTACCACCCCAAGCACCTCCCAACCCACTCGATTGAGCGTCGATGCAGGCAGGCGTGGCCCTCGTACCTCGACCACCACAAGAATATCGACACCGCTCCCGTCGCCCCTGTATAAGTAATCTTGTCGGGACAGTTTGCCAATCCTGTTCCGACAGACATAGATATCGAGTGTTCTCCAACTCTCCGAACCCCTGGGCGCCTCCGCCTGGGGGTTTTGCTTTAAGTAGAGACCACTGATACCATCATTCCCCGCGTGCGGGGGTGCTCGTCCCCGGAAGGATCGAGCCAGTGATCTCTACGGTTCATGAAGGCTCTGGGGTCGCTCCCCAGGGCCTTTTCTTATGGACGGTGAGACAGTCGGCTCGGTACGATGCTGGCATGACAATCACCACCCTCAACATGAACGCGTACATCAGGGAACATGACCTTCTGGACATCGTGCGGCGCACGAAGAAAGTCCCAGGCTGGCGGGAGCTTGTAGCGCGGGAAAAATGGGCGTTCCGGAAGCGGTATCCGCCTTCTCGACGCTTCAATCTTGAGGGATTTCGTTTGGACTCGGACGAGACGGAATGGATGGATGACCACTCCCCCGGTTGGACCGCAATCGAACACTCCACCTCAACCCTGATCGGGTTTGAAAACCCTGATGACGCCTTCGCGTTCAAGCTCCGGTGGCTCTGATGACTGAGATCGACATCCTCCCCATGATGAAGCGTGAGGGCTGCACGGCGAGCCTGGACCGTGCCTACCGGCTGTTCGCCGACATGGAAGCGTGGTGCCTGGATCGAGGCATCCCGTGGAACATGGGAGCCGGGTTCGTTCGGTTCGAGTCCGTCGATGACGCCTTCGCCTTCAAGCTCCGGTGGCTTTAACCATCCCGTGCAAAACCTCCCCCAGGGGGGATTCGCGATGAACCAAACTGTGTCACTGTTGTTGAACTGTGAATCTCAACAGAGGTGACCCCGATGCGTACCCCGTCGCTCCGCTCCGCCGCAGCTATCGCTGCTCTCCTCCTCACCGCCACCCCGTCCCTGGCTTGCTCCCTGATGGCGGAAGACCCGGCCGACCTGTGTGAGGGTATGCAGGAGCGGGGATCGCGGACGTACCTCAGGGACCTTCACGGGGAGCGCCGGTACCGTCAGGCTCTTCAGGAGAAGCTGGACATGGAAGCCACGCGGGTTCCCCAGGCCCGGACGTTCTCGATCTTCGGGCGTGACTCGATCATCCGTGGTCAGATAGACGCTGAGTGATGGACACCCCCGCTCCGATCATCGTGCTGTCCGACCACGGCTTCACCGCCGAGGATCACGAACCCATCGGCATCCTCTCGTGGGACGGTCGCCGGACCTCCGTCGATCACGTCGAGATGCTGGCTTGGTGCCTGGACCGCGACATCGCCATGGAGTTCGACCACCACGGTCAAACGGTTTATCGGTTCTATCCGACCCCTGATCAGTTGTTCGAGATGAAGCTTCGGTGGTACAAGTAAATATAGACAGAAGTGCTTCTGATCTTTAATCTAGGGGTAGGTCAAAAGCTTCTTCTTTCCTAAAATCAACTTTGAAAGCCCTGGGCCACCGCCTGGGGCTTTTTTCGTCAGCACCACCGGACTCGGAAGTCGATCGCCTGCGCATCGGTCTCGAAATCGACCACGTACAGTCTGGGGGATGCGCCTTCTCTCGGGGTCATGCCGCGATGCGTCGCCACGGCGTATAGTTCCTCGATCACTGGCTTTAAATCAGCCCGGTCGTGGCCAACAACCTTCATCTCCAGGCCCGGATAGCGATCCTTGATCCACTTGAGGGCTTCTCCGACCTCTCGGTCAACCAAGTGGGTCAGGTCCGTATACGATGATCCCTCATGGATCGTTCTGAGCAGGATGCCGGTCCGGTTGTGCAGGATCATCAGGGGTCTCGGGTGGCCGGGCCGCTCCGATCGGTGGAACGACCCGGCTGTGGTGCTGAGGGCCGGAATGCACGTGTGGGGGGCACATCTGAAAACCGCCTCCAGCACACCCATAGACGATATCGGGGTGATTCCAAGTAGTCAAACTGCGGATTCGGCCTTTCGTCAATGTACACCGAATTGTAAGGAAAACAAGAAGGGGCCGAACCACTTGGATTCAGCCCCTTAAGTTCGTCGGTTGCAGTTCAAGGTCCGACGAATCCACTATGGTGCGGTGTGATTCATCTTTCAACCTGACCTGGGAATCATGTCCACCGCATCTTAAACGCGAACGCATCGTTCTGATCCTCGAACACGATGTAGAAGTGCTGAGCCTCCGCGCATCTTTTTGGTGACCCGGCTGGCCAGAAACTCTTGTAATTCTCGCGACGCAGATGGTAGGCGCCGGTCACATGCTCAGTGATCCACCGTTGCACATCCAAGACCTCCCACGAGATGTCGGTTGATCGCGGCATCATGTACTTGGTCACCTCGAACTCAATCATCGTCGCCCTGAAACTGAACTGCGCGCTTGTGATCGATAGAGAATTGCGGTGAACGGGTGGTTCACTCCATATGTGTCAAAACCACCGGAGCTTCCAGGCGATCAGATCGTCCGGAGTCGCGAACACGATGTTCAGACAAACACTGACGCACTCGCCCTGGTGGACTTCCGGAACTTTGCTGTTCCAGCCCAGACAGAACTCGTTCAGCCAATCACGCATTTCCCACCAATTGTTGCGTTCAGCGTACAATTCCATGGATCGTGAAAAGATTGCCTCCTGATCTCTTTTGTGGAAGCCGCTGAACGTGACCTCGAACAGTTGGATCGTGCGGTCGTCGAGGATGATCGGCTTCATGACATCACCATCCGATCGACCACGTAGTCCGCGAGCTTGGTCGCGAACCGGTCAGCCATCTCAGTGTTGGTGAACTCGTACGCCCAGACGTACTTGTTGTGGACGTATCGAACCCGATACTCGAATGGCCCAGATTTCTTGGCCTTCGCCACGTCCGCGTTGAAGCACGACATGTTCCCGATCCGGAGGAACAGGAAGGTGGTCATTCGGATGCCCTCCAGGCTTCCAAGAGGTGCCCAGCAACCGCCACGGCGTCTTCCGGGCTATCCTGCCCCCAGATCAGCCCCAAGGCGCTGTAGAGCCCGCGTAGCTCGTTCTCTCGCTGGATCACGAGCATGAGGCTGGCGATGAGGGGACGATCCTTCATCGGGGTGGCTTCGGTGATCGTCATAGCTTCACCCCGTTCGCCTTCAGAGCGTCGAGGACGGCCTTCGCAGCTTCCTGGGCCTGCTCTTCTGGGAAGGCCGTGCGGGCGTTGTTGAATGGATTCATCGGTCGGTCGGCCTCGCGAGGCCAGAGGGCATTCTTCACGTTGACCGTCGAAAGGATCGTATCCGTGATGATCCGCAGAACGTCGGCCTCGGACATGCGCGGCAAGGGCTCCCAACTGATGGGTTCCTGAGACGCCATGTAGTAGTTCGCGCCGTTCAGCCATGCGAACCAAACGCCCTCGTCATGGTCGTACGACACGATGGAGTGCTCCCCGTTCAACAGGGTGGCTAGGACGGGTAAGTCATTCGGCGGGATCGGGGTCATGGCAGGTACACCGCCGGGGTGTTCTCGGCCTTCTCCACCTTCTCGACGTATGCGCGGGCCTCAGCCTCCGTTGCGAAGGTCTCGACGGTTTCGAAGTTCCAGAAGGTCCCGGTGACGAGCATGGGACGGCTCACCTTCCGCTGAAGCTCGAAGCTGTCGGGCTTCGTCACGATGCGCCACTTACCTTTCGGCGGTTCGAGGGTGAGAAGCTGGTAGACAGCGCGGATCATCGGGCTTAACGCCACCAGCGCGGCCATGACGACCATGATGTAAATCATGACGAACTCGTTCGTGCTCATGCCACCGGCCCTCCGGTGAAGTGATGGGCCATCCAGGCGTCGTACAGGCCATGCCCGCGCGACGGTCCACGGACTCGACCACCATCCTTGCGGGGGCGGTACGGCTTCGCGATCGGAGTCGAGATGATCTCCGCATCGGTCCAGCCGCGCTTCTTGCGCATCGTCAGGGCCGGGATTTCGCACCCCAGGATTTTCGCCCATTCCTGGCTGCTCAGGCGCACGCCATTGTACTCGAAATAGACCGTGTCCCGCTTGTTGCGGGCCTGCTGATCGTCATTGCTCCAGCGACAGTTGTGGGGCTCGTAGTTCCCGTTCACGTCGATGCGATCGATGGACCACCGCACGCCATCGGTGTTCTCCGGACGCGGTCCCATGTCTTCATAGAACGCCCAGAAGTCATTGCGCCACCGTTCACAGACGGTGACACCTCGTCCTCCGTAGTGACGGAACATGTTCGAGTTGGGGTTCTCGCAACGGTACTTCATGCTGATGTAATTTTGGTATTCAGGGTATGATGATTTCGCTTTGGTCACTTCTGCAATCATTCGGTTAGTGAATGATTGAAGGATAAAACAGTGTTAGACCGTTTGGCGATATCTTTGTCTCTTATCAGGGCCTAATCCGCCCCTGCTCCTAAATAGGGTGATACGCTTTACCTGAATCTTGGAGCACAATGTCTGTCGAATCTGCTGACTGGATTTCCGATCTCGATCCAACCAACCCTCCGAACGGGGACTCGATCGGGGAAGGCCCCGCTCACATCCGCCTGATCAAGGGCAAACTCATCGCGACCTTCCCGAACGTGAACGGGCCGATCACCACGACCGATGAGAACCTGAACAACCCGATCCTCTCGACCACCCGTCCGCTCGACGGCATCCCGATCTATACGGCGACCGGCGCCGACGTTCTGACCCTGTCGGCCTTCGGCAAGAGCCTGCTCACAGGCACCGCAGACGGCCTCAACGGCACCCTCGGAATCGGCGGATACGTCCAGAAGTCCGGTGACACGATGACCGGCCCCCTCACCACGCCCGTCGTGAACCTTGGGACGGGTGGATTCACCCTCGGCATGGATGCCGGAAATCCGAAGGTCACGTTCGCCAACGGCATGTACATCATCGTCGATGTGGTGAACCAGTCGATGAACTTCGTCGTCGGGAACAAGATCGGTATGATCCTGAACAAGGATGGCAATCTTTTTGTTCGTGGCGACGTGAAGGGATATTCGATCTAATGGCGCTTCAGACATCAGGTCCGATCAGTCTCACGGACATCGCCACTGAAGTGAAGGCTCCCCTGACCGGTATCAACCTGTCCGACTTCTATCGTGGCGGAAAGTACGTCCCGGTAAGCTTCACGAAAATCCCCGCATCGGGCTCGATCAGTCTTTCCGACTTCTACGGCATGGCGAACTCGACGGCCGGTGAAATGCGCTGGGATACGGTCGGCACCTTCGATTGGGTGTGCCCGGCCTACACCGAAATGTACTGCGAATGCGTTGGCGGCAGCGGCGGCCCTGGCTCGTCCGTTTACGATGGTGGCCACGTGGTCGGATCGGGTACCAACGGCCTCAACGGTGAGAATTCCGGCATCGATTGGTTCATTGCAGGCGGCGGCGGTGGCGGCGGCGGCGGTGGCCAGGGTGGTCGATTCCCCGATCAGGCCCGTCCAGGCGTCGTCGGCCCTCCGGGCGGTGCTGGTGGTGGCGACGTGAACACGTCCGGTGGTGGTCTCCCCGGCGGTGCCGGTGTGGGCTACTTCGGCGACCCGCGCGGCAAGGGTGGCGACGGTGGAGCCAGCGGCAAGGCGTCCATCAAATGGAAGCTCGGTGACCAGTACGTCAACCAGCGCGCTCCGGCTCCGATCCCCGGTGCGACCTACAAGGTCACGGTCGGCCCTGGTGGGGCTCCCGGATCGGTTGCTGGTGCGGCGGTCGGTACCCCCGGTGTGTCCGGCTACGTCTACGTGAAGTGGGTGTAAGCCATGACCGTAACACCCTTCCGACTTCTCGGCGCTTTTGGCGTCAACACCGACTCCGATCCGTACTCGTTTCAGGACCCACGCCAGTGGACCACGGCGATCAACGTCCGATTCCGTGACGGAGCCGTCTGGCGTGGTCCTCGGTTCCGCAAGGCCGGGACCGTCGCCGGAAACAATCCCCAGAGCGTCATCGGCTACGGTCTCCCCACCGGGGGATACGAGTATCTGGTGACCTTCTCGGACGGCAAGGTCGTCCGCTGGACCCAGCGCGGCAATCAGGGCGAGCCGGGCCTTCAGCGTGACCTCACCCCGGCCTACTGGACCGGCCACAACTACCTCGAACCCGGCACCTGGGCTGAGACGAATGCGGTGATCTATTTCAACCGCCCCGATCGTGCCCTCTGGAGCATGAAGAAGGGTGGCAAGGGGTTCGCCCCGGTTGCAGGCTGGAACAAGTCCTGGCGTGCCACGTCGATCCGTGCCCTCAACGGCATGGTGATCGCCATCGGCCTTCAGAAGGATGGTCGCGACTACCCGACCATGGTGCTGAACTCCGACTACACCACGTACAACACGTCCGCCGACATCTGGATGGCCGACACGACGAATTCGGCGTCATCGAACGTCCTCGCGGACATCCCGTCAGGACTCGTGGACGGCTGGCCCATGCAGGATCGCATGTTCCTGTACGGGAATAAGTCCACGTGGGTCATGGAACCCACATACGACAATTTCGTCTTCCGCTACCGCCGCGTGTTCGAGGCAGATTCCGGCGTGATCAGTCAGAACTGCGTCTACGATGTGACTTCGTCCCACTACGTGTTCGGGCCGGAGACCATCTGGATGCACAATGGCCTGTCGCGCCAAGACCTCGTCGATGGCGTGGTCCGCCGTGACATCTACGATCATCTCGTAGCTGCTGAGGCGCACAAGTTCTTCGTTGTCTACATCGCCGAACGCAATGAGATCATGTTCTGCCATGTCTCAAACCATCCCGATTGCAAGTTCAAGCTCCCGACCGATGCTGATGTTCCGGCTCCCGGTTGCAATCGCGCGGCGGTGCTGAACCTGAAAGAGATGAAGTGGAGCTTCGACGACCTTCCCTTCGTCCTGGGCGCGGCGACCGTCTCCGCTCACACGGGCAAGCGCTGGGAAGAGTTCGGTCCGGATGAGACCTGGGACAAAGACTCCCATACGTGGGCCTATTACACGGATCAGTCGCGGCCTTCGCCGCTGTTCATCGCCCGCGCCCTCGTGCCGCCGGTTCAGACTCCGATCCAGGCGATCAATGACACCTTCACGCTGAACGTTGGGTCATCAGGCCCAATCCCGCCGACCGTAGGCTAAGGAGACCATGCCCGTACTAACCATCCCCACAGCCAATCTTCTCGCGAACGATCTTGGTCAGAACATCTCCGTGGTGTCCGTTACGAGCCCATCTGCCGAATTCGCTGATGTCGTCTTCGACCCGGTCGCACAGACAGTCACCTATTCCATCCCGCTACGGTCGCACTACGCGGCGACAGACACGTTCCAGTACACAATTCAGGATCGCACCGGCCAAACCAGCACCGCGACCGTCACGATTAAACTGGTTCAAGCCGCTCTTCCGGCGTCGATTAAGGCCATCGACGACACCCGCAATGTAACGATTCCCACCGGTTCGGGTGAGATCGCGATCTCTGCTTCCTCGATCCTGGGGAACGACACAGGCTCGAACATCTCGATCGTATCGGTCCAGGCATCCACCGTGGTGCCGATGCTCGGGTCTGTTCGACTCGACGGCTCGACCATCTATTACACCCCTCCCACACCGTCTAATACGGGATCGACGCTCTATCCGTTCCCCGCAACCAAGTCGTACAGCGAAGATCGAATGATCTTCCATTCGGCGCGTCGTAAGGTCTATTACGTCGATTATCTACCAGATGGCACGACTCCGGCCTTACACGTCTATGACTTGGACAGTGGCGCAAGGCTTTCTGACATCACCCTGACGGGACCAGCAGCGGGTATTGTTGCAGCCGAATACAACTTCGATTGGCAGGGTGGTGGTTCTGCGATCACCGGCCTGTTTGATGTCAAGGTCGTTTGTGATGACTTCATGGGAAACTACGTCATCGACCTACGGGCTGGATACTGCGAAAAGATCAACAACGAGTACGGGACATCGATGTTCTGGTACGAGGGCGACGAAAACAGCGCGACCCTCTACCAGAGCAAAGCCCTTGAAGGCAGTCTGAATTGGAGAAAATACAGTTTGGTGCGCAACGGCTCCGGCGCCGTCGTAGTGACTACGAATCCTTCGATTGTGATGCTCCAGAATTTTGGGACTTCCGAGCCGCCGGGATACTTCGATGCGGTTGGCAGGAGTTCGGTCGTGGGAGTCTACGACAGAACAACGAATAAGAACCACGTGGTTCTCTGGGGTTCAGCGAACGGAAACACTGCGAACGGCATCATACTGGATCACAAAGGTCCAGACGGATGGCAGTGCGTGAGCGCAATTTCGTTCGAGGATGGGGCCATCCTGAGTGTCATCAGGAACTCAGAACAGAAGCTGATGAAGTTCAATAAGTTTGGCGCGTTCGTCAGCGAAGCTCTCGTTCCCAAGCCTGTGGCACAGTCCGGAACTCAAGTCGGCGGTCAGAGAATCGAATACCTCAAAGGGTCTGGAGAGGCGATCTCTTCGAGGCCATCCTCACGATACATCGGCAGCACCAATCTGTTTAGAGACGGAGCGATTTGGGACCTTCAGCTTCTGAAGGCGACATACTTCATCGTTCCATCCACAATCCGATGGCTTCCCTTTGATGGCAAAGATAAGCTGTACTATGACGTTTCCGGCACTTCCAATTCTCACGGATTGGTCGGTCCAGGGGATTCTATCCCCACAAGCGATGCCTTCGGATACACGATCTCGAATGGCACGGAGACATCGACGGCGACCGTGTACTTAAATCTCGCCCCTCCAACGAGTGGGTAAATACGGGATGACCGATACCCCCACTGTCCTTACTGACGGCGCAGTCGTCCTCTCGTACGATCAATTCCGTGAGACTACCCCGAACGGGGCTGTCGCCCCCGAATACAATGCCCCAATGGTCCTGCGCAATCGGATGATCAACGTCGATCAGATGGCGCCGGAGCTTCGTGGGTACAAGCACATCACGGCGGTCTATCCTGCTGCTGACCTGCATCCGAACAGTCAGCCACTCCAGATTTCCTGGGGTGGGTTCGACTACGTCAACACCCCGGCCCGCATGGGTCCGTATCTCCAGTACACCCCAGACGGATTCAACTACAAGCTCGACTTCATGGCCGAGGGGAGATTCCTCGACATGCGCTTGCTCTACGAGGACGACGTGTATGACGTGCGGATTTCAGCGCTCGACGTTGACCTGAATGTTACGGGCAAGCGATGAACTACACTAAGCCGCTGGAAATCTATCGGTACACGGTTCAGTCGGACCTCAGAGCCCGGCCGGAAGACATTCCCCTGTATCTTCAGCAGGAACTGAGGAACGTTGCGCGCTCGAATCGGTCCCTCGCGGATGCCCTGGTTGAGGTTCGCACCGGCACGTCCGATGGTTCGACCATCACCCTGGCTGACACCGGGGTGAAGCCGGGCCGGTACGAGAACCCGGTCATCACCGTGATGGCGGATGGCCGGATCGCGACGATCTCGGCCGGGGACAAGGCCGTGAGCCCGTTCCCACGCTTCGGCACGAAGGGTCAGGTTCTGTCCTCGGACGGCGCGAACGGCGTCCTCTGGCAGGACATCCCCTCGCCGATCCCGGAAGCCGGGTCAGTCGGACAGGTTCTCTCGAAGACCGCCACCGGCACCGCCTGGACGACGATCGAGCCCCCGGTGATGCCACCCGCGCTCATCCCGGCCGACTCTGACGACATGGTCCTGACCCCGGTCGGTCCGAAGTTCACCTACAAGCTCCGCCCCACCGGCATCAGCCCCGGCACGTACACCAACCCGACCGTCACCTGTGACGGCTCCGGCCGGATCACCGCCATCTCGGAAGGGCTCGACGACGCCTATCCGGTACCCACGGCGTTCTGTTCGGAATCCTCCGCAGGCATCTCCGATACGTGGCGGGTCATGGTGGACCTCGGCTTCAACGGGGTCTTCGACTCTGAGGTGGCCTTCCTCATCAACGGCGAGGAGGTGACCGGCACGCAGACGCGCTCAGGAGCCTTCCTGACGGCCGTCTTCCCGGAACCGGTGGATGTGCGCGGGATCAAGCTCACCGCCGTCACGGGGCCAGGATCGATGTTCTCGGGCCGTGTGCAGCAGCCAGACAACATGTTCTGGACCACCGCGTTCGATCTGCCCCGTCAGGCCGAGTGGACCCCTGGGGAGACTAGGTACTTCACCATCGGTCCGTCGATCTCCCTCACGGGCGACGTGACCGGGAACGGTTCGCTGGAAATCGTCACCAAGCTCACCCCCACGGGGGTGAAGCCCGGCACGTACAAGACCGCAGATGTCACTGTGGCCGCTGATGGCCGTGTCACCGCGATCAAGGCGGGTGTGGCGACGGGTGGTTCCGATCCCAACGCGGTGATCACCCACGCGACGTGGCAAAGCCCGAACGGGTCTCTCTGGGACGTGGTGATGTCTGACACCGGATCATTCGTGATCACCGCCTCGGACGCCTACCCGAACGCCATCCAGGCTGAAGACGGCTCCACCCTCATGGCCGAAAACGGCACAGACTACATTTCCTTCTAGCCCTCGTTTTAAGGACCCATGACAGCTAAGAAAATCTCCGATTTTGCCGATGGCGGCACGTTTCAGGCTGCTGATGCGATCATCGTTGCACGCGGCTCCGACAATTTCACGATCAACGGCGGCATCATCGCGAATGCCCTGACCTCAATCACCACGCTTCAGGCGAACATCTCGGCCGTCAACGGCACGGTTTCGAACACAACCACCCGCGTCGGCACACTCGAAGCCAATGTCGCCCAGGTCGCCGGGATGCTCGCCAACGCCTCAACGGCCATCACCACGCTTCAGGCGAACGTCGCGACGAACGCGAACGCGATCACCAACGCCACAAGCAGAATCACCACCCTGGAATCTGCCGGTGGTTCGTACAAAGCGCCGCTCGTCGCCTGCTACATCTACGTGAACGATAATGGAACCATCGACTATACAAAGTCGAAGCTGCTGAATATCGCCAACGTCGTCCGGCAGGATGCAGGTGTGTTCACTTTCAATTTTACCACCCCACTTCCGGACACGGCTGTACACGTGTCGGCCAGTGCTCAATATGCGACATTCGACGACAGTTGGACTACGCGTGTCGAATTCGTTCGTAAGACGGGGCAGGATTTCACGGTCAATCGTATCACCCTGAAGACGCCAAACCAGAACAGCAGCGTCTATGATCCTCGATCGCTCGAATTCACGATCCGGGCATTTGGCACCTGATAAATACGAGCCGTGCTTGGCTCATATTCAGTCCAGATCAGGACACCAGAAACCCTCGTCTACTCTGATCCTGACGGCAGATTTTCTGTTTGGCAGCATCAGATAGACGTAGGGGGCAAGTGGCTCACCTTCGTTCACTCCTATGTGGAGCGATGGGACAAGACCACATATCGCGCCATGCGGACAAGCTTCGACACCCTACGGGTCCAATTCCCCTCGGTGATCGCCTGCATGCCCTATGAGCCAAGCACGAAGTTCGACAAGTTCATCACCAGCTACGGTTTCTTCCGGTCTGGTTCGGCGCCGTGTTCGGATGGAACGCTCCGGCCCCTGTACTTCCATTACAGATAACTCTGGGCTCGATAAATAACCCCATTAAGCATTTCAGATGCTCGCATCGAAGGACATAATGGGTAGCTCGACCACCAAAACCGAATCACATAATGTTACGGATACCACTCCGTGGGCTCCGCAGCAGCCGTACATTCTCCAGGGTCTCTCCGATAGCCAGAAGGTCTATGAGGACCGCAAGGCCAAGGGAAACTATACCGGTGAATTCGTTGCGGCTCCAAATCAGTACCAGTATCAGGGCTTTAACGATGCCGTGAAGTGGGCGACCGGATCGGCGCGTGACCTTTCGAACCAACAGGTGGCTCAGGGAAACGCGATGTTCACGGCTGGGCAGAACGCCCAGGGTCAGGCCGTCTCCGGTCTGTCCGACTGGACCAAGCAGGATCACACCGCCGACAACATCAACAAGGCCAACCAGTACGCATCGGCGCAGAACGTCGAGGGTCAGGTTCAGGCCGCGATGCGCGATCAGTACCGTCTGGCCTCTGAGAACACCCTTCCGAGTCTGTACCGCGCGGCCTCCGGCTCCGGAAATCTGAACTCGGACCGCACCGCCCTGGCTCAGGGCGTGGTGTCGCGTGGTCTGGCTGAGAAGGCCCTGGATACGTCCGCGACCATCCGCTCGAACCTGTTCAACCAGGGCCTGTCGATGGCGAACTCGGAGAACAGCCAGAACCTCTCGGCTCTCGGTGCGCTCGGAACCCTCGGCACGAACAACCTCAACCTCGGCATGCAGGGCCAGAACTCCGGCTTCACCAACTACGGCAAGGCGCTGGGTGCGGAACAGGCGGCGGGCCTCGGCCTCCAGGGGCTCGACCAGAACGTCATCGACAACGACAAGCAGAAGTGGCTGTCCAACTACAGCTTCGACCAGAACAATCTTCAGGACTACTGGAAGATCGCGGGCGACGTGAAGGGTCAGCGCACGGTTTCGGATGGAACTCAGACCCAGACGCAGACCCCAAGTCTGATGCAGACTATCGGTCAGGGCGTCGGCATCTTCTCTAGCCTGTTCTCAGACGCGCGATACAAGAAGATCGTTTCGGACGGTCCTGTCGGCAAGTGGAACGGCACTGAGTTCAATGCCTACCACTACGTCTACACCTTCGCTCCGGATGAGATTCATGAAGGTCCGATGGCTCAGGAAATCCAGGCCGTTCGCCCCGATGCTGTGACCGAAGTGTTCGGCAAGCTCATCATCGACACCTCGGTACTTTAAGGACACCATGGCAGACTTCGACTACTCCGGATACGACTTCACGAACGATCCTTCGGCGGTTCCGAAGGCCGCGTATTCCCGCCTTCTCTCCCTCGGCGTGGCTCCGCAGACGGCGGCCGGTGCCCTGGGATCGCTGATGGGCGAGTCCGGCGATCGGCTGAACACCAAGGCGGTGAACAAGGGCGACGGCGCTGACGGGTCCGACAGCGTCGGCTTCGGTCAGTGGAATTCGACCCGCGCCCAGGCCCTCAAGACCCGCGCCCAGCAGATGGGCGTCCAGTACGACGACCCGCGTGCTCAGATCGAGCATATGGCGGGTGAGCTTCAGGGCACACACAAGCACGTTCTGGACGCCCTGAGGGGTGCCGGTGACGATCTCGGCAAGGGTACGGACATCTGGACCCGCAAGTACGAGGTGCCGGGCGATCCCGACGCCACGATGTACAAGCGCGCGTCCGCTGGCCTGAACTTCTACAACCAGACCGGTCGGTTTATCGATCCGGCAACCACGGGTTCGGTCACCCCGAAGGCGGGTGAGGCTCCGGTGGCGCCGTCCGGCCCGACTGCCCCGATCATCAATCGCAACCCGATGGCGCAGCAGCCGGTGGGCGCACTCGCTCAGGGTGCTCCGGGTGCCAATGGCGTTCTCGCTCAGGGTGCTCCGGAAGAGAAGGGTTCGTTCTGGTCCCCCGGTGGGAATTTCCTCGGGATCAAGGATGTCAGCGACATCGGCAAGCGCCTTCAGGTCGCGGCCGGTTGGATGGCGCCCCAGGCGGCCTCCGGTGCGGCCTCGATCATGGGCGCTCAGACGAACGCGGCCAATTCAGAGGCGAACATCGCCAACACGAAGTTCCAGCAGGGCCGTCAGCTTAAAAAGGACGCCCAGGAAGACGCCGATCGCAACAACCCGGACACCGACGTGTCCCTGGCCCCTTCGAAGAAGGCCCTCAACGTCGTTCGCAAGAACAAGGACGGCACGGTTTCGTATGAGTCGATCCCGCTCACCTCGGATGCCGTCGCGGACACCGATGCGTCCGGCAAGACCACCAAGGAAAAGCCTGCACCCGCCTCGATCCTGAAGCTGGAGAAAGAACAGAAGCAGTCGTTCTCCTCCTCCGTCGATCTCGTCGAAAACATCGACGACGTGGTCAAGGCGATCTCATCCGGCAAGGTGTCGCTCGACGCTATCAGCCAGGGCATGGGCTACCTCAAGAACCACACGGATAGCTCCGATTACAACGCCCAGGTGCTGAAGAAGGCCAAGTCTGCCATCGCGCAGTTGGCTCAGCAGCGCGTGAAGCTTGAAGGCGGAAACCCGTCCGACTTCCGTATCCGTCAGGCCGAAGCCTCGATCCTGCCCTCCGGTGGTGAATACGACACCGCCCAGGTCATGGAAGCATTGGTTCGCGCCCGCAAGGTACTGGCTGGGAATCTTCGTGATTCCGCGTCTGGTCTTGGCTCGATCTACGCTCAGCACCCCAGCCTTGGACAGATTCCGATGCCGGGTTCCGGGAATAAGAACGGCGAACACTACGTCCGTCGCTACGGTGAGATCACCGCAGATGATGACAATTACTACAAGGCGGCCGAAGACTTCGTCAAGAACCGCAACTCCGCAAACAAGGAGAAGACCGGATCGAACCCGGCACGCTCCGGTATCAGCAAAGCATTTCCGGGGCTCTTCTAATGTCAGACATGATCTACGATGGCATCGATCAGGCCCGCACCCGTGGGATCGAGGACACCAAAATCCTCGACTCCATCGCCAAGGGTGAACAGGCCGATGTCTATCGCGAAGGCATCGAAAAGGCCCGCAAGCAGGGCATCGCAGACACCAAGATCGTCGATTCGATCAAGCAGGGTCGCGTCGATTTTCAGGAATCAAACCGTCAGGGTCAGTCCTGGGGTGAATGGGCCGGTGATATCGGCAAGGCCCTGGTGCGTGGTGCTGGAT